TGTTATTACAGGCCTCGCTATGTTCCGCTTCACTACATTTCGCACCCTCCTAACCTCGGATGCTCCATTTCGTTTGCTACACTCCGCTCACCTTCCATAAAAGCTACTTCAATGCGTTATTCGCCGTTCCCTTTGCCGTTTGCCGGTACCGGTGAATACATTGCCGCATCAGCTTCGTTTGAGCAGGTTTGCCAGCTTCTCGTTAAAGGCCAACCAGCGGAAAGAACTGGCCGCAGGTTGGCTCCCTGAAGTTTTCTCAGTCTTCCAGCCAGCTTCTGCCACCTATTGCACGCCTCGTGCCTCGGGTGCAAATCTTGGCAGCTGGTCAACCATCCTTCGTTCGTCAGGTCAGCAGGAGGATAATAAATCAAAATCTGCCGCAAAATTACCTTCCAAAATTTTATATCTGCAAGGCCAAGCCCGTTGGGCGGCTTCGTTTTTTTAAGAATTTATTTTTTAGAGGTAAAAAAAACGACCGCCGGCCTTGCATCTAAAATTTTGTCCGGTTACTCGCTGCTAAGATTTCAATTTATTTCCGTCATTGTATTTTCAACCATTTCAAAACCATGTGTTTATGATCTATTAAATAATGAGTCTGGCGGTTACTATACTGTTTATCATTGCGGTTGCCCGCAATGCGGCCAAGAAATGGCATCGTAATCAAAACACCTACAAATGGAGACGCAACTACTGATACAATTCGATGATCCGGTAGATAACCCTGTTCCTACGGATTCGCCGGTTATTCCTGATCCACCCAGGCTGCCAGTGAATATACCAATAGAGCAGAGATACCCTCATGTCAGGGCTTCTATTTCCGCTAAAATACGATTTCCTGTTCCTTGTGGAGCTCCAACGCCGCCTTCAGAACCAGGATTCCCGCTTCCGTGGATGGAGGGTCATGAATAATGTTCCGCAGTGTTGCAAAATGTCCTGAAAGATGTAAACATGTGGTTTCAGGATTAAATCAGGTTCCTGGATCCGTGATGGTGATTTCGGGCTGGTGCCCGTACTTCCGGCTTTGCCGGATGGTCGAGTGCAATAAATGCAACTCACGCCAAAGGTACCTACGTAAATTTTTGCCTTGCAAGGCCGGTGTCCTTTGGGTGCCGTCATTTTTTTTAGTGTTTATTTTTTGGGGTAAAAAAATGACCGGCAGCCTTGCATGCAAAAATTTACTTCGGCCGAAACGGGCATGAGTTGCATTTATTCACACAGTATTCACCGGTTTAATCTTATCCATCATGGCAGCAATTCAATCATCAAATCGCTCCAGGGCTTCTTACAAAGCTCAGGTTCAGTCACAGTTAAATCGCATCAAGCTTGTCAATGCTGCTGCGCAATCAAAGCAATTCGTTATTCGCGAGTTGCGTTCGCTCACTCAACTTACCCAGGCTCACAAAGCCTAAGTGTCGCTGTGCAAGCCCGGTTCCCTGGCCACCTGGCCAGGGTTTCCCGGCGGACAAATCCGGCGCCAGATTTCCGGACTGGTACCCGGACTGCAAATCCTGCAAACTTTGCAAAACTTGCAAATTGACAACCGGACTGGTGCGGACTTAAAATTTATGGATCGCGGTCTTGATGATTCGTTGCCCCAGAAACAACCTGCTCAGGCAGGCATACCGGATGGCATCAATAGCATGATTGAACCGGTCCACCGGAATATTCATCGGCTTCCCCGATGCATCCTCCCTCCATTTGTAGTTTTTCAACTCCCTGATCAGGTTGGCTGATCCCCTGGTAACATTGATCGGGTACCTCTTCAATATGTCAATCCCGGTCAGGATGGAATCCGGACCCTTGAAGGTGGGCAGGATCTTAAATCCCTCCTGGTGGATCTCATAAATGCACTTGGGCTGATTATCTGCAATGATCTCATCGCCCTGGGTGATCCCCAGTTTTCGCATCCAGCTGCAGATATCCGGATTGGTCAATCCCCGGGAGTAAATGAGCTCATCCACCCAAAGCTCGCCACCATCCATCCCGACCTTGACCAAGGCTGTCGGATCATTGCTGAAGCCAAAATCCATCCCGTAGATGATCCACTTGCATGAATCCGGCCACTGGTCAACAGTTCGCCAGTTTGTCAAGATGAGTCCTGATATTTGCCCGACTTCACCAAGACCATAGATCCGCCAGTAGTTCTCATCCACCGTCTTGAGATTTTCGATCTCCTTAACCATCTCGGCAGGCAAAAATTGAACATTATCCAGATAGGTTGAATGGATGAACGTACAATCTTTCCGGGGCAGCACCTGGTCATAGATCCAGTGTTCATCCATCGAGGGATTGAAATCCAGGAAGATCTGCTTCTCAGTCCGGAGAGATAGCTGCACCCAGTCCTCCAGGGATAATTCGTTTGCCTCGTTGATAAAAAGGTAGGCCCGCTTCGCCCCGCGTTTCTTTTGCGGCTGATCCAGGCTCATGAACTCAAAGAGGTTTCCGTTCAGCAGGTAGGTATTTTCAGTCCGGTTGTGGTTCCGTTCATCGTAAAGGTCAGCCGATTTGAGTATCTCGAAGAAATCCCGCATCGCCGAGGCTTTCAACGCCGGCATCGATCGCCTCACGATAGAGAAAACCATGTCGGTATCTTCAAAAGCCTTAACCAGGATAAGTACCTGGAGGATCGAGAAGGTCTTACCCGACCGGGTCCCTCCCTGGTTCACGACGATCTTGGTCGACGCTTTAAAATTTTTCCGGAATACGTTCGATACCCTGATGCGCTTCTCCAATAGGTAGGGTTTTATTGGGTTCATCCGCGATGAGGGCGGATTGAACCACTTCAAAGGTTATTTTGGTGAGCCTCTCTTCAACCGGGGCAATATCGACATTCATCCGCTGGAGCTTCGGCCGGATGTACTCCTGCAGGCTCAGCCAGAGTTCAACCCGCTCCTTCGGCTTCATGGTGGCAATATCCTCCTCCAGGGTCTCCTCCAGCTCCTCAACGATCCATTCAAGCCGCTGCTTTTTCTCGGTCGTGAGCTTATTGGGTATTCCTTTTGGTCTCCCCATGTTCCCTGGCTTGAACCGATGATCGTTTGCCGGTGTCTCTTCCATGATTTCCCGTTTTTTCCCGTTACAGTACGGTTTGATCACCTCCGTTTGAAACGGCTGCGATAGACCAGTTTTTCGATGGCACTTACTGAGATTCCATAACTGTCGCTCAATTCACTTTTTATTTCGGCATAGGATTTTCCATCTTTTTTGTTACGGATTTCATCTTTTGCTTTGTCAAAATACCGTTCCCTCACCAGCCATTTCGTTGCCACGGATGCAGGAAGCAATCCTTTTTTTACGATGTAGGCCACATCGATTCCGTAGTGCTCTTTGAGGTCCGCGATCACCTTGTCAGTTTCTGGGTTCATAAATTGCCATTTCTTACAAAATTACGCAATAATCACCCTATTTTCAATCAATTAGGCGAGATATTGCCACTTCGTAAGAGCTTTTAGGCAACTGGTCGTCGTAATTTTGTTAAGGTCAATTTTATAGCAGTATGAAATCATTTTCCACGCCCCCCGTTGCCTTCTCTGTCGCCTTTATCAATGAGGGTTCCGGAGTACTTCAAAAGGTCGTCGTTGCCCAGGCAGGCAAGGTTAAATCCTACTTTGAGGAGATCGACGGTGAAACGCTTTCCCAGATCGTAGCCCTGGGGAATGCGAAGGAAAATGGGGTCAAGGCCCGCTTCGGACATCCGAACATGTGCAGCTCTGCCTTTGGCACCTACATCGGGAGATTTAAAAATTTTCAGCTTGATGGGGAAAAGGTCACCGGCGACCTGCACCTCGATACAGTTTGCAAAAATGCTCCCAGTGGTAATTTGTACGATTATATTCTCACCATGGCAAAGAAGAATCCCGACATGTTCGGGGCATCCATGGCCTTCATCCCGGCCGAGCCTGCCCTGGGCGCCAATGAATTTCCCCTTGTGCGCATCGAGGAGCTTCTGGCCACCGACCTGGTCGATGATCCGGCTGCCACCAACTCCTTGTTCGCGGTCGATTCATTCTCTTACCAGGCTACCCAATTTTTGGATGAAAACCCCGCCATCGCGGCCT